GTGCTGTATCGGCAGTACCAAATATTCAACACCAGGAAACATCTTTGAGTCAATGGCATGTTTTGAAATGTCAGTACAAACAACTTTCTTTGTTCCATGTTTTGAAAAAGCGTACGACAGCGCACCGAAGGCACCACCAACATCAAGCACATTGCGATCTTTGAGATTGACAAGGCGATGAATCATTTCAGCATACTGCTTCTGCCATTCACCAGAATGTGAATAGTCACATCCACTGGCCTTTGACTTTTCAAAATATTCTTTACCAAATCGCAGGGCATTGTCTTTGATTCTGCGAATGGTCGCTTCTTTGTCGCGCTCAGGGGCTTCTTCAACCACATCAACTGCAGTTTCTGGTGTGTTGATTGGTTCTTCCTGTTTCATTTCTTCGGTTATTTCTACTTCAGGAACGATTGCTTCCTGTTCAATGACAACATCGGATTCAATTTTTACTTCTTCCTGATTATTAGAACCACGTTTACCTTTTCTGGCCATATTTAAACACCTTTCAAAATAATATCGAGATTGCGGTGAACCTCATTCAATATTGTATCATGATTGAACTTGTTCATACAATCTATTGTTCCTTTACACCTTGCTCTAGTTTCAAAGCAGGGAGTACAACCTATATGAGTAGCAAGATCAATAGTTCTTGCTTTTTCTGGATATAGTGGATGTAATGTCATTCGTTCATGTTCTCTAGTTGAACCAAGGAATGTTATCACAGGGCAGGCCGCAACATGAGCCAGCCATAAAACACCACTATCCATTGTCAAAACACATTTACAATGTTTCAGATTTTCAATTATATCTATAACTGTCATCTTACCACAAGCGTTTATTATATTATGATCTTCAAATCCTTTCGAAGCATCTTGGTCAATTAAAAGCACTTTAAAGCCCTTTGCTGCAATTGACGTTGCCATCCTTTGAACAAATTCATATGGCAGGGTTTTCATGTAACCAGAGCCACGGATTTGCAAAGCAATGGTATTTTCTTTTGGGTTAATAAACAATTTACCCTTGGTCTGCATTTGGCTACTCCAATCAAGCTTATCAATTTTTGTATTAAGAAAATTCGCATAGATATCCATCCGATGAAGATTTCTCTGTTCGTTATTTAAACTATGATCACATTCAAGAATCCCATTCAGATGAATCTGCAGGCCATGTTTCTTGTTATCACATGCTGATAGTTTTAAGAATTCCAAATCTGGAAATAGTGTTTTTAAAGGCTTAATAAACCTCTCAGATGTGGCAATGAAAAGATTTTTGATATTCTTCTGCCTTTTAAAGTTCCTAGCCACAGGAATCAACATAATCAGATCACCAAGGGCAAATTCCCTAACCAATGTTAAATTTTCATGTCCATATATTTCTTTAATATTGAACTTTCTAAATGATGAATATTTATCAACATCCAAATTTGTCTGCCTTCGATCAAAAATTTCATTTGGCTGAACAACAACCGGTGTAAAATTCATATCACCATTTGGCAATATATGTGTAGCTGGACTAACATTGATATAAAGATCACTCATTGTTTCTCTCCGGTGTGAAGTCATAATAATCCACAGTGACTTTAAAAAATTCCTCATATATTTTAATACGATGCATCTGTCTAGTATGGTTTGTCAAGCTATGGTCGCTTTCAAGAACTCCATCCAAAATGAGATATTTTTTATAGCCGCGCTTTGGCATATTAGAATATACTTCGTCAAAAATACCAAACCACTTCATAATCTCAACAAAACAGGGGCTGGTTATTAATGCAAAGCGCATACCAGATGTCCGTTTCATATACTTAACCACTGGAATCAACATAATCAGATCACCAAGGGCATAATTACGTTGAAGCAGAATTGGTTGTTGTTTATCACAATTATCAAACTTTAGATTATCCTCGGAAATGAAAAATTTACTCTTTAATAGAGCCTTGGCAATCTTATCATCATGAATATTAGTCCACTCATTTCTGACAAAATGCCGCTTATATTCTACACACTCAACAATCATGTTGACAAAAATAGTCTCTTGAAGTCCTGTGTATTTTATTTTCATTGTAGATGGAAAGGGGATGGGCGTTTCCACCCACCCCCTTTGAGGTCTTAGTTCAACTCAGATTATGAGTTGGTGATAATAACCTTACCGAGCAGATCACCAATAACCAGCTTACGGGCAGCGCGTGACATGACCGCTCTGGTTTTGACGAAGGTGTTCGGATTGGTTACTTCTGGGCTGAGGTAAGCCATTTCGTATGGAGAGAATACATACGAAGTTTCAGTCCAGTCTGCTGAGTTGTTGTACCCAAGAAGGATTTCGCCTTCGATGAAGGGGTCAACATAAACACGCCATCTGTTTTTCAGATTACCAGCATAGTAACGGCCACCGGTTTTGATGGTTTTCTGTTCAACAGAAACAGAATCCGGTACGAAACCTTCCATCTTTTCGATGAAACCAGCCTGGTCAGCAGGAACAACGATATAGTTGGTCTTGCGATAGCGTTTCTTGAAAATCTGGGTATCGACATCAACAAACTTTTCAAACAGGGTTTCCATCCAAACCTTGCGGTCGGTGTAAGAAATGCCTGACGGAGCAGTCTGGTTGAAGTATGCGATACCACCGGTAGCACCAGCAAACAGGTCGGCGATGATGGTTCTATCCCATTCACGGGTAAGTTCAGCGCCCATAGTGCCGGTGATAAGGCTCATAGCGGCCATGCCATGATAAGCCATCAAATCCTGTTCAACTTCGATAGTTACGTTGCCCTTCAACTTTTTGGTTGTTGCGCTGACGTCCTGTGAAGTGATTTCGAAGCTGATGGTCTTAACAGCAGTCGGTGAATCGGGGTCATATTCTACGTTGTTGGCGTAGTTGCGATTGGCATGAATGTTTGCAGCCAGAGAAGTATCATCTTCACGTTTGAAATCGTTGAAGAAGATTTTGTAAGTTGGCTGAGGAATCGGCTGGAGAGAAACCAGTTCGCGACTCATCATGTTCGGGTACACCTGACCGATCATGGCCATTTTGGTCTTGATCATGTAGGCGATAGAGCCGGTAGAGGTCTGGTTGGTTTCTTCAACCTGTCTGAGATCAAACTGGTTATAGTCGATGCCCATTTCAACACAGGTCGATTTGACCGCGTTGTCGAGCAGGAGGGCCATTTTGTTTTCTTCCAACTCGTTAAGACGAGTGTTGTTGGTGAAATGTTTGGCACCATCGAGAAGATGACCGTACTTGTCCAACAGTTGCTGATTTCGTTCAATAAACGAAGCTTTCATAAGTCATTTTCCTTTCGTTATTTGCTGCCAAACTTTTCAAGATATTTGGCTTCAGTCCACGGGTCAAGGCCATTGCGTCTGCGCTGAAGGTTACGAGCTTCAAAGTCCTTCTTCTGATCATCGGTCAGACCAGTTTTCTTGGGTTCTGCGCTTTCACCTGTTTGCTGAGTTTTGGCCGGGGCGGGGGTTGCTACCTTGGCTTTCATTTCGGCTACGATAGCAGCATTGGCTTCATAAACAGTCTTTACTTCGTCTTTGGTAAGACAATTTTCAAAACAATTTTTGAATGATTCCAGTGCGAAAAATTCTGCGTCTGTGGCTTTCAGATGATCAACATAAGCATCACGTTCTGCTTTGGTATGAGCATCTTCAATTTCCTTGATCTGGCTGCGAAGTTTATCAGCTTCAGCTTTAGCATCCTGAAGTGCCTTTTCGGTTTCAGAAAGCTGCTGTGCTTTTTCTTCAACAAGCTTTGATTCTTCAATCACAGTGAATTTGTCGGGAAATACTTTTTTGATGCCTTCAACAACTGTTTCCAGTTCGGTTGCTTTAGCAGAAAGTTCCTGTGCAGTTTCCTGAACCTTCTTTTCAGCTTCCTGGAGTTTGACATCGTATTCCTGTTTCACGTCGGCGATCGTTGAATCGACAAGCTTCTGAACAAGTTCAGGGCAAGCCGCTTTCATTTCTTCGACGGTTTTAAACATTACGGAACTCCTTTTTTTGGATTCTAAGTGCATGTACGCTTCGGTATCTAACACAGCCGGGTCATCGACGAAATCAATAGAAGAAATTTCCCAGTCATAAATGACATCAAATTTGCCTTCATAACCGACAATTTCTTCTGATTTGACATTTGCCATACCACGAGTAGAAACACCTATTTTGGAGCCACCATCAAGAAGTGCTTTCAGGTCTTTACCAACCGCAGTATTGAGAATTTTTGCCTTGTAATAAGCATATCCATCATCCTGAACATCAGTAATGTCCATAAGAAGGGCACCTGCTCTTACAAGACTTGCGCCAGAACTAAAAAAGTCTGGATGATCAACCAACATCCGTATTCTACGCTCTTGTACCATTGGTCTTAGTTGAGCAATGGCCTTGTTAGCTTCATCGCGTTTATAAACATGCTTATTGCGATTGGGCACATCCGCTTTCATAAAGGGGCCAGAAATGATATATTGCAGCTTGCCCTTCCCTTCGGAAGCGATAGATTCAACTTTACAATCCAGCCATTGAATTTCATGTATTTCTTTACGCATAGTTAAACTCCTATTAAGCATAATAATATTTTGTTTTTTACTTGTCAAGAAACGATATTCACAAATGCATAATATAATGGATATGGAATTTGCATTTTAACTGCGATGTCATAATAAAACATAAACTCATCAATTTGTTTTTTATTAAAGCCATGTGCTTGCAATGCTTTGGTTATATCCATCACGACACCCGCTTATTCAATCTAAATACAATTGTTTCTGTCATATCAAATGTCATATCTTCGCCATAAATGCTTTTTCCAGTAATGACATTTCCATTAATATTGCGAATTGACAAGTAATATTGATGAATTCCAAAGTAAACACAAACAACTTCATTTATTTCAAAATCAGGAATTCTTGTGAACATGAAGCCTTTGTTAAATTTACGAATTTCGGCCAAGTATTTTGAAACAGGTAAATCTTTTTTAACAGCCAGTTTTTGATTCTGAATATATTCAAAATATTGCTGCTTATATTCATTGGCCATATCAAACGATGATTTTTCTTGATCAATTTCGGACAAACCACGCCAGTAATAAAACCCATCACGGAGAGCCGAAAGATTTTCAACAGCATTTTCAGAAGGTATATTCCCATTGGCGACATAATTTTCAAGAACGAAATTGATATGTTTATCATCTGAGCCAATAAACCGGTAATTCAAGCGGCAACGGCAGTTGGAAAGACATCTGCTATTTCCTGCTCTCGGAAGGGTTGGTAAGGTTTTCTTGCTATATGGACTATTGGCTGCAAATGATAAACAATCTACACAATGTTTGTCGGTTTCCCCAAGTTGCCAGATTATTTCAACCTGTTCAGGTAAATAGGCAACACGACCAGCCATAAATACGGCATTTAGGCCATCAACATACATCTGAAGGCGTTTAAAATAATTCATTTTGCCGCCTTGGTTGATCACATCATCCGCAAATTTTGTCATAAAAGACATCTCTTGGGTGGTCTGATATGCCAAAGAACGTCTTTCATCATCACCAAGGGTCATTTCCGTGGTCTGGCTATATGTTTTGCCAGCGAGGTATGAATTCTCATATGCTGTCTTAATTGCTGATCTTTGTAAAACCAGATATTCATCTTTAGAAATTTTGCCACTAATTAAACCAGAGAGGTTATTTTTTAGTTCTCTTGAATAATTATTTTTGGTTAATATGAAAGATGAAATAATTTGATTTTTCAAACTAGAAGAATTATTAGGGGTGGTTGCCACCCCTTTATTTTTCTTCATAATGCTTTTTGAAAACTTTTCAAAAAGATGATCAATCAAATCTGGCATATTAGTTACCAGCCTGTGCTTGTAGAAGCTGAATCAGATTGACAACACAATCGGCCAGAACAGGATGATTTTTGATGATCTTCTGCATCTTCTGCCATTCTTTAAATTGATCTGTTGTAAGTTTCGATTTTATAACTTTCAACATTTCTTCTTTATTTGGTTTGGTGCTTTCTGTTTCATCTTCAGAATCATCTTCAGAATCGGCGTTGTTTGCAGCCTGTGCTGCCATAAGAGCCTGTTGCTTCTGAAATTCTTCTTCTTTCATTGCATCGACTCTTGATTTCATATCAGCAGCTTCAATATCACTCATACCAAGAATCTTGGTGTAAATGAATTCATCATCAATACAACCAACTTCGATTTTAAGAATCTTGGCGATTTCGGCTTTGATCTTTTCGGTTGCCATTTTTCTTTCTTCATCAACCGTCATGCTGAGAGGCCAGTTTACATTAAGTTCATCAAGGCCAATTTGAACACCTTCAATTGCCAGCATATTCTGATAAAGCTGCTTCAGGGGTGGGGTGATTATGTATTGAATACGACGAATCCTTCTCAGGAAGCCAATCATCTGATTGTCTGAAGTTGATTTTGAGTTAGTGTCAACTTCTTTACCAATCAGAATCTTCGGCGTACCGGTTGAATATATCATCTTATCCTGGAAGTACATGATGTCCTCAATGTTCTTACCAGTGCTGTTATTATTGTTCAATGGAACTACATTACCACCAGAACCAGCTCTGGTTGGTACCATGATATCCTCAATAACCGACAGTGGATTGTAGTTCCAAGACCATTTGCCAGTACGAGGGTCAATGTATTTGCGTCTTGTGACCCGCTTTTTATACTGGTCAAGAAATGCCAATGCATCATCACCCTGAAGTTCACCAACATCTACGATGATAGCATAGTTCTGATTTGCTCTTGAAAGACGAGCAATCATGATACCTTCTTCCATCAAACGAACTTGACGATAAAGCAAACGAGAATGTTCCAACATGGAAACACCTTTTCCATATCTACAATATCGTTCTCTGTCAGTATTCAAACAAAGATGAAAGACTTCACCATTGCTGAATCTGGCCACTTCTTTTCCAGCAATCTGTTGAATTACTCGCGGGTCTGATTGTGGGAACCCATCAATCATAACCGGAACCATCGTCTTTATAGGAATGTTTCTGAAGCCCATAACCATATTCCCATCAACATTGGTTACGATTTCTTCAGCATTATCACCATATTTCAACATTCCACGAATCATCGGGAAAAGCTGCTGTTGAACCGAAATACGAGATTCGATCTCATCAATCTTTTTCTGTGCTTTTGGATTTGTAGATGTTACGTTGACGATCTTGCTTTTGTCGTTTTCATTTGGATATACGATATAGTCTGCGGTTACATCCAGAGACGCTGCCAATTCAGGCACTTCCAAATCCATCAGGTGTAATTCTGTATAACGAACGCCATCGGTTTCATCAACTTTGATGGCATCTTTTACACGACCAGACCAGTAATCACCAACAAATCCAGAACCATAATCATCATCTTCTTGATGAATATTTGTCGGACTGGGCTTTTCTTCTTTTTGTGCCTTTTCCTGAATCGTGGGCTTTTCGTAACCAAGATATTTAAAAATATCGTCAATTATTTTCATAACGGCCATCCTTAAAAGCAAGTCT